TCCAAAGAACTTATCCCCTGCATGGTCATTGCCTGTCCCGGCTCGAATAGAGTTGGTATACCAAAGGACTCTACAGAAGAGATTGCTCCAGGTACAATTGTATGACCTGTTATTAATTGATCCGCAGATAATATCGTTTGTCCAAAATCTGCTTCCAGTCCATAAAATTCTGCAAACCATTCATCGTAATTTGGAAGTGGAGCATAATTTACAGGACCATAGTTCAGATCTAATCCGTAACTTGGTAACCTTATTCTCCATCTTAAATCACAATTACCAGCTCCTTTATCTGGTCCTACCCAAACTTCACAAATAACAGTCCCTAAGGAATCAGCAACGATATTAGTCCAAGAAACTAATTCCGCATAGATACCTTGATCCGTCATTACATTGACACGAAATTGCTGTGGACTCGTTGTGATAATAGGTATCTGAATCCATATAAAATCTGAATATGGATAAGAACTCCTTACATTATAAAAACCTATATTATGTGGAGACGAACCGAAACTGGTCACTCCTACATTATTCCAGGTAAATTCACATTTATAGTAAGAATTAAATATTCTATGTTTAAAGCTCCGTACTCTTGCCGGTGGAGTATTATTGAAAGTAAGCTGTGACGGGAAATAATTTACTCCAGCTCCAAACTCTGTTCCATAATCAGCAACAACAAAATTAGGATGGACAAAAGAAGGGCTATATTGGTTCGCCATATTATTCCGCCTTTACTTTACTTGTCAGCTCTGTAGAAGATATAGATACACTTGGACCAGATGTTGGAGTATTAGGCGTTCCTGGGTGTACAGGAAGAGTATATCCATGAGTGTGATTGTTAAAAATATTAACGAATTCTTCATTCACCAATTTCTTCAAATTAGCATTGCCAATTTCTATATCTCCAGATGCTTTTATTGTTACTTTTTTATTAGGTGCTTCTATCTCAATACCATTATCTTTAGTCATCTTTACATAATTACCATCGTGATCGTACATAGCTACTCCACCATCTGGTAAATTATTCATGCGATATCGACTATCGTCAATAGCGATACATAATCCATTATCTCGGTTACCTTGTAAAAATAGCGCAACAGCTTCAGCACCATTTAAAGGTTTAGAAGTAAATCCATAATTTTGTACTCTCTCAATACCATCTTTCACATCGTCCTTTGTAAGATTTAACTGTACTATCTGTATTGCTTTGCTATCGTCTACCATTGACACAATCGCACGGCAAATAAGCATACGAACACGAACTCTAATCGGTTCAAGTAAACGATTTAATTGTGCAACAAAATCCATATCACCACCCGAAACCGAAGCCTTTCTTTTTAGACTTCTTTGTTATTTTATTTTCTTTAGATGGATCAGCAGCATAAGTATCCTTATTAACAAGATCCATATTGCACAAAGTTCCATTATCATCTTGCGTGAATTCGATTGAATTTATTAATAATTGTTCATCAATCCTTAATGGCGGAACTTGACAATAAACAAGAGTACCGACTTCCCATAATCTATTATCTGATTGAAACCAAGTCGGTATCGTTAAATGAAGTTTTCCAGTTCTTCCTGCTCTAATTTGCGATTCCCAATTCGCAGACTTTTGCGCATCTTGGTTACTACCTGCTCCGTCCAATACCACAATTTTGCGACGTACTCTTTTTCCAAAAACTGCATCCGTAGCTTCCGCGAAAATCGTGTTAGTAGAGTTCTGCCATCCATTACCATCCCCCTGCTTTTGTGCCTTTACTTTATAAACTCCATAGCGATTTGAATAATCAAAGTCTACAGAAGCTTTTACGATATTCTCCCCAAATATCAATTTATCCCTTGATATGCGGTCACCGCTTGTTATAAGCTCTATATTCCCATACGGATTTGTAACTGGCAATATCGCCCGTTTTTTGCATTCCCTATCTATTATCTCAAATATAGTCTCACCTGAATTAATTGTTAAACTTAATTTTGAATTCTTATCGTATGCAGCCGAAGATATAAAATCTAAATCTACATCATAATCAAACATAAGATCACGGATAATCGTTGACAATAACGTATTATTCCAAGAATTAGAAGGCAAATATTCAGCAGAACAATCCACGATATCCGCTGACTTAGATCTACCATCTACCTTGACAAGGATAGAAGATTCATCCGCAGAAATATTTACAGAATCAATCCAGCCCGTTAATACTAACTCCTTAATATTCTTACCACCAGAAGTCTTTTCAATATAAATTTTACATTTCTCATCAGGAGTCAAAATAGAAGTATCACCATCCCACACATCTACCATTGATAGATTAAAACTATCAGCTATCGCGTCCAATGCACGATTAACTGTAACAGATTTCCATCCTACTAATTTAGTAGATCCAATTTGCATTGTGACAACATTATCCATATATTCTTACCTCTATTGGTACACCACCAGGAACGAACAATGGATGCGCTATTCTATTTCTATCAAGTATATCCTGCTCTTCATTTATATTACCATACAGATCATGAGAAACTACAATCGCTGGGAGTGAAGTATTCAATGTATAATCCGCAAGCCGAGCAAGCGAACGAATACGAGTATCTATATCCCGAGCGATAGAAGTTTGTAAATCATACAGAGCGGTATACAGTTCATCACTATTTACTTTTAAAATTAATTCTTCCAGCTTTTTAAAAGTAATATCACGAAACTCTGTCGCCTCATTTAAGCTATCCCACTCAATAATAGACATAAGACCCATCGCATTTATCACAGCCATCTGCTGGATAAATATAGTAAATTGCAAAGAAGGATCATCATCACCAATAGTCTCATCCGGAGAGAAATTAAACATCTTCACCATTTCTCTAAATTGATTCCTGGCATTGTCGGAAGTAGCTTCATATTCATCATCTGCATTAGTTCCGAAAGTTAATAAATCTGCAAACTCTTGCGCAAGATCAACGACGTCGTACGATAACTGTATCAATTTATTCTTAATATTGTCAATATACCGGCGATATTGTGATTGTGCTGAAACTGTTTGCTTTGCATCCTCTATTGTAGATAATGCCTTCTCAAGAGTTGCCATCGCATTTTGTGTTACTGAAAATGGAACTGTAGAAATATCAAAGTTCTCTTCCAGTGATGATTGCGCCGATCTCAAAGCTACTTCTTTTTTTCTGGCAACATCTTCAGTCGTATCTATAACAGCATTAGGAAATTTTAAACTACCAGCTTCTACGAATGTTATTGTAAATCGCGCTATCCGTGTTTCACTAACAGTCTCACGGACAGAATAGTTTGTACAAATAACATTTATCGTTCCCCTGTACGGATGAACAAGTTTCCCAGAACCTTCCTGGTCCAATGCAGAAGCGAGATTATCTCGTTTACTAAAATAATCTTCACCAAGAACGTAAGCTTCTATTTGAAATGTTTTCGATTTACGTCCCATATCTTCTGAATACGGTTCATCCCGTTTAGGAAATGAATGTACAGCCACACGACGACCACCATCGTTTTCCGCATTCGGTACAAAAAATTCAGCCGTACGAAATTGAGCTTGCCGGTAATTGTCAATCCATCCCATTAGTACGCTCCACCGAATGAGAGACCTCGCATGATCTCAGTGTTTACTTTTCCTTTTTCTGTATGAGCTTTCAAATTGACTCCAGCTCTATCTTCAATTACAATCTTTGTCTCATTCTCAGTTTTATTAACTGCTCCAGCTCTACCAACTAATTGATCTACAGAAGCATTCGGTCCACCCTCTGGAGAGGTAAATCCGATCTTTTTCTCCAGCCATTTTGGTAGAGCGATCTTGGTTATACCTGTCAGTAAATCAAGCAATTTTCCACCGATCCAACCAAGTAAATCGCCGAGCTTTTCAAGTAATTTAAAAACAGGCCATAATACAGCAAGAACAACTCTACCGAGCTGTTTAAATAACCAGCCGATAAGCCGGATAAACGGCAACATCTTTCCCCAATTTTTTATAAATAAACTGGCGACCATACCTAAAGGACCAGTAAAGAAAAGTAGACCAGAAGCCATACTCTTGATATTCATTCCAAACTTTGTTTTCATTAATGCAAATAATCCAATGATCGCCATTATTGCACCAATGACCCATCCTATAGGATTTGACAAGATAGCAACGATACCTCCAGCAGAAGCTATCTCACCAGATATTGTGCCGACTGCCGTAATCAACGATCCAATTATGACCAATAAAGGACCAGCAGCAGCGACGACAGCCGCGAATACAGCACCGAGTTTTAATATTCCTGGACTTACTTTCGTTAATCTACGAACAAATTGTATCGCACCTTTTACGACCGTACTAATATCTTTTAATAAGCCTGTATCTTTAAATAGTGCTATCCCTAATTCTTCAAGCGCGGAACGTAAAGCTTTCACCTGTCCTATGAAAGAATTATTGAAAACATCAGCAGCACTCTGCGCTGACCCTGCATTATCACGTAAATCAGCATTTAAGACTTCGAATGCTTTCGAACCTTGTGACACCAAAGCAGCCATTCCAGGACCGACACGTCGTCCGAAAATTTGCAACATATCTGCCGTCGTGGCTCCATGCTTTTCAAATTGCTGTATTATATTTCCAAGATTTTTAACATTACCAGCAGAATCAATTATTTGATTTTTAGGAATCTGCAATCTTGCAAGAGCTGCTCTGGCTTCGTTTGTCGGATTAGCTAACATCCCGATAATCCCACGTAATTGCGTTCCAGCCATTGCTCCTTGGATACCAGCATTAGAAAGCAAACCGATAGCCGTCGCGGTATCCTCAATAGGTATCTTCATGCCAGCAGCGACAGGTCCAACAAATTTCATCGCTTCGGCCATCTGTTCTAAATTCGTATTAGCTGATTGAAAAGAGTCAACAAGAAGATCTGCAACAGATGTAGTCTGTGATGCATCTTTTCCATAAGCCGTAAGAATATTAGAAACAATATCTGCACTCTGTCCTAATTCCATCTGTGCAGCAGCCGCCAGATTTAACGTCGCAGGCATTGCTTGCATAATCTGGTTCGTTTGAAATCCAGCCATTCCAAGATATCCCATACCTTCTGCGGCTTGACTGGCACTAAAGATAGTTGTGGCTCCAAGATCCCTTGCCTGCTTTTCAAGAGCCACAAATTGCGTTCCGGTTGCTCCTGTCAAATTCTGCACACGGAGCATCGACTGTTCAAAATCAGCAGTAGTCTTGAGAGCAATGCCTCCAGCAGCGATAAGAGGAATCGTCATTCCTACCGTCATCTTTTTACCGACGTTAGAAACACTCCTTCCAAATTTTTCTATCTTCTTTTGTGATTGTGCTATTGTACTGGAAAATTTGTCAATACCAGAAATCACTATTCGAATAGGTTTAATCGCCATTACTTCCTCTTTTACTCTCAAGACCTTTGATTAATGCATCAGCCTGTTCACGCCAAAATTGAATATCTTCATCTTCTAATTCATACAGTTCCGTAGGAGGAAACTTGAATAGAAAAGCGAAGAGACCTAACGACTCTCTCCAGTCGTCAGGCCACTCGGCAAAAAAGACTGAACTACCTGTGATGCTTCGAACAAATCTGCCGCATCCAACTCTTCAATAAACTTGATTGATTCCCCAGTCACTCGAGAAACCAATTTCATCATATCATCAAATCGGATATCACTTGCCTTAATACCTTTGAAATCTTTGGCTTTAAGACGACGATTGATCACGATAGTCGAGATAGTTTCATCTCCCCATTGGACAGGGACTGTCAATTCGATTGTATGAGGAATTTCATATACCTTTACTTCCTCATTCCCTTCCTGGTTTTTGTTAGCCTGTTCATTAGCCATAATTCTAACTCCTTAGAGTTGAATGTTTATAATTACCGAACCTCTTCAGCCGACATCCCTTCGAACCGTAACTGAATGTTCGCTTCTTCTGTTCCAACATCCCCATCAGCAGCATACCAAGCGTCTTTGAGAACGATTACTTTACCGTTCGCCAATGACAGAGTGATAGTCGCATTGTCAATTGATACCAGAGCCTCCACATTAAGATCAGATCTATCTGTGATCTCACCTTCAATGAAAGGGACCTGAGGAGTCCCTTTATAGCCATGTACGCGATCAGCTCCAACAATTGCTTCTTTCTTCATCTTCCCAAGATTATAAGTGAAATTCCCTTTTGCATTCTGAATCTCACCATTTACTTTTAACTCGAGAAGTCCAGCGATTAAATTGCTTCCCATATTCACCTCCGTTTAAGATTATCTATTACCGTTATACAGTTTCAAGAAGGAACTGAATTGTGGCAGATCCTACACGGAACTGATTAATAAGGTCCGGAGGAAGTATCCACTCCAAACGGTTTGGATCCGTTGTTGATCGTTCACAGACCAAATCGTTTTTAAATTGGTCAATATTCTCAACCAAACCAAGACTCTCCCAACCACGAAAGATATTAATAGCTTCACTCTTTCCAAGCTTAGGAGTCATTACCTGCTGACCAGGACCGACCTGTACTCCATCATCTGCCAATTTCGCACGTGGATATCGTGTCAATATCTGTGTCCTGAAATCATAACGCAGAAACATAAGAGTAAACATTGTATTCGCATCCAAATAAGCGATATCATCTGCACCAAGAGCATTCGTCTGATACATCGTGATAAGTCGTTGGATACGAACTTTACCTCCATTATCCACATAGAAAGTGGAAATACCATCATACAGGAGCGAATTGTTTTCAGCAAGAGTGAACCGTTCCGTAACCGCTGGAGGTAGAATACCAACAATTTCCAAAGTTTGGAAAGGCCGAGCCGGATCGGCTTGTGCTTCCTTAGCAACCTGTCCCGCAAGACCAGCAGCAAATTCTGCAGACCATCCACAAATATCTTCGGAATGCATACAGACAACATGCTTTGAATTTCTACCGGATCCAAACGTTGACAGAGTTCCAACTGTACCTTTACGACTGGTAATGTAAACTCCATCGATCATACGCAAAGGACCAAAACGGTCAGCAAGTTCTGTCTCAATCGCAGATAAATTTGTTGCATCATAATAAGGTGCAGAAATAATATTGTACCATTCATCGCCAAGAACAGAAATTACACTTGACAACAGTGGATTGTTTGCTCCTCCGCTCATTGCGTTCACAGTACAAGTAATACCATCAGGGAGCTCTTCACCCGAATAATAATTGATCCGGAGATCAATATCGTTTCCACTCTCACCTGCATTCTTAGCGGTTATCGTTACTGTCCCAGCCAAGTTCGATGCAGTCACCGGCCGACCGGTATCATTGTTAATAGCAGTCTCAAGAGCTGCTCCAACAGCAGTCGCATTCATGCCGGTTGTCACGGCGACAGCAATCCGCTCACCTGCAATATAAACGACAAGAGTTCCTGTCGCAGTCGCAGTACCACCAAGAACAAATTCCCCCTCCGCTTTAAGTCCAGCTCCTGCATCATCAAGACTAACTCCGTAAACATTACTGATCTTGTTATTCTTGAAGAAATACTTGAACTGTCGTGCAAGCTGAGAACCTGATCCATACAGCTTAGAGGCCTGATCGTAGCTTGTAATCTGATCAACGACAAGCTGAGGCCTGATACCAGAAGAAAGTCGTTGTCCTATCAGCAATACCTTGTATTTTAAAATACTTGGTCCCTGAAAAGCACGACTCGAATCAAATTCCACATAAACGAATGGAACCCGTAAATCGTTAGGGATAGACATATAGCCTCCTGTCAAATTAAAATTTGGACTTTATTCTCTTACCGGATAATTACTCATTTTCCGGTTCATCTGAAGGATAATCCACAACGACAGCATCTCCAGAAAGAATCCTTCTGTCAATATATACCGTTCGTGGTACTTCTTGTCCTTCTTTTGGCAGGAGTCTACCATCTTCCAAACGAACGTTCCTGCCATCGTTCGGTTTAATAAAAATCATTTCCATCAGACACTCCTTATTGCTTCCTGATTGTGACATTATCACGAGCCTCTACATTATCCGGCGTTTTATAATCTGTTATGAATCTTAAGAATTCGTCCAAGGACCCATTATTAAAGGCGTCTGTACGATAGTTGATCTGCCAAACAAGTCTCAAAGAAGCAATATCCAAATCACCATTTATCTCAATGTTCATTGCTTCTGTCCTACTAAGAATAACATCTTCAACTATTCCTTGCAAACCAAGAAATCTATCGTAGAATATAGCCTGTTCTATTTCAAAAGCCCGAGAATCCAGAAAATCATCAAGAGCGTCGTCACGTTCAGAATCCATACGATGAACGATTTCTGTTAGTAAATTCAATTTACGCAGATAACATCTTGGCTTTACATCCTGAGCATCAGCATCTTCATCTTGAAAATAAATCAATCCACAAGGCAACTCTTCAACAAAAACAGCTTTCGGCCTGGAACAGTACCATCGTCCTCCTAAGTCTGTATTATCTTTTAATAATTCCTTTACAGCTTTGCGAATAACAATCCTGGCATGAGGCTGAGAATTTTGTACTGAAACAATTTTTGACATTATACAGTCCTTTCATGATGCAGATGGAAAACAGTAACTCCTGTCCCATCTGGTTGAGCATCTATCACCTGATATCTCACGCCTTTAATAACCATCTTATCTCCTTTTGCAGGAGCAATCGTAAATTGACTACTAATCGCTTGTACCATAGGATTTCTTGATAAAATTTCCGCTCCAGTATCAGGATCAACCATCATAGTTTCTTCATCGAAGATTATATGTAAATCAGGTATTCTTACACCTGTTTTATGCTCATAAATAGAAGTAATTGCAAACTCTGTATCATTGAAAAATACATCCTCAAGATCAGTCTCCATTAATTGCATAAATTCGTTACGAACTATTACAGTCACAACCGGAGTTCCAAAGAACTCAGAACTCCCGATACCTGCTCCTGTAAAATTCAAAGCTAAAACATTCCTTATAATATGAGACCCAAATAATTCTTGGGACTCAATACCATAAGGAGTTAGATCAACATTGCCAGTCGTAACAACAAAGGATCCAAAAGATTCACCAGAAATAATCGCCTGTACTTGGATAGACATTCCAAGATTTACAGTACCAAAAGATTCCTGAGAAGTTATACCATTTACAGAAACAGAAATTATACCAGGAGCAACAGAAGGAGTTCCAAATTGTTCTACACCACTAATTGATGAAGGCGTAATCTGAACAGTCCCAGGAGATACAGTAAAAGAACCAAAATCTTCTTGAGAAACAATTGAATATGGTGAAACCTGTACACCAGAAACTGTCGCATAAGGTAATCCAAAAGATTCACCAGATGGTATACCAACAGGCTCCACATCTACATTACCAATTAATAGAGATGGTTCTCCAAAATTCTCAGCCGAGGCGATTCCTGTAGGATTTACAGAAGTAGTCTTAGGCAATAAGACTGGAGAACCAAACTCTTCAGAAGAAGGTATACCGTTTAAGTTTACAAATACAACACCTGTAACGATCGTAGGCCGACCCAAACCTTCACCCGTAGCAATACCAGTACAAAGTATATTAACCGCTTCAGGGGTTATTGCAGGCTCGCCAAACGATTCAACCGACGCGATACCTATAGTTTCAATTTTAATGACACCACGAACAACAGAAGGAACACCAAATCCTTCAGAACTGGATATACTGCTTATTAATAAACTGCGACCTATAGAAGGAATTCCAAAGGCCTCTTCACTGGGAAGTGATATTAACTCAATATAAGAAGTTCCAGCAACCGCGGAAGGAAGACCAAACGTTTCCTGAGATACAATCGAAACAGGCTGAATAGTTACTGTTCCTCTAAGAATTAATGGTGCTCCCCAATTTTCGGCAGAAGGAATATTTCCTACTGAAGAAATCAAGGCACTAACTCTTGGAGACGAAACAGATTCAGCCGTTTTAATACCTAAAGGACTTATCACAAAATTGGAATTAATTGACAAGATACCGAAATCTTCTTCAGATGCAATTCCAAAGATACTCATAAAATTTGCAAGAACAACTCCTGGATCACCAAAGGATTCCTCAGAAGCTATTCCAAGTAAGCTAACATCTACAATCGTACTAATTGACAAAGAACCAAAGGATTCTTCTGACGAAATACCATTAGGAGTAACGTTCAAAGATGAATTAGCGAAATCTAATAATTCCCAATACATTGTTCCAGTTTCGCTATTACTCGCAAATCTTGAGACATTCGCTTGTGTCGTGCTATCAATCGTTAAAGCAGTCAAAAAAGATGGCGAAACTACAGTGCCAGAACTTGATAGATAACAGGAATGGAACCAAGATGAATCTCCAATTATTGCAGCCTTCGCAACATCTGAAAGATTTATAGCAACATTAATAGAAGTATCTGTACTGCCGAAAACTGTTTGATATCTTGATACTTGTTCTGCACTATCACTAACAACATAAATAGTAAAGTCACATCCAAGATCACCAGATTGACTCCTTATAAAATTAATAGTCGTTGTATCTTGCAAATAATAATTCCAATGAACTTGCCCGATCAACAATTGATCTGCAACATCCATAGCTGACGTTGCATAAAGAAAAGTCTTATCAAGATTTACTGCGGATATAGAAACAGAATCACTCACACCAGTCGGAGATTTAGATATCTTCTGCACACTTGCATCAGCATCCTGAATAACTTCCCAAGCTACATAATTATTCCATGCATTATTGTTGCGTGATACAAGAAATAAATTTGTTTGTGTGGTTAAATCCGCTCTTATATCGTTTACTCTATTTGGAGCAAAATCATTCCAACCTTCCGACGAAACCGTCACCCAAGATTTTGTTAGATCTACGCTTGAAATTGATATATTTACGCCAGTATTTCCAACATTTTGCGCAATACCTCTTTGTACAGTTAATCCTGACGAAGCTGATACAACGAACCATTCTACGACAAGAGCATAGCCAGAAACTGTTCTATTAAAAGATAGTTGTGTCGAACTACTAATCCACCCTCTTACGTTTAAAATCCCCTGTATATTGTCGCCCGTATTATATGAATTATCTCCTTGACGGACTGAAAATACAATATAAGATTTTGACAAATCAACAGAAGAAATCGTAACAGTCTTAGTCGTGTCACCACTACCAAAAGATACAGATCCTCTTTGTACGCTATACCCAGAAGCCATTCTTATAAGTCCTCAAATCTTTGAATGGATTCAATTGATACAGATTCACCAACACGAACCGCACCATTAATTCTCCTCGAATTCGGTATAATCCATAACCCTGCTTTTTTTGTAACAAAGTCTCGAGAAGCCGTTCCCTTATTAAAAGTCACACGAACTTTTCTTGGTCCATCAGGAGTAATAATAGGAACATCCCGAGACACATTGATTCCTGTCGCAATACCAGAATCATCCGGTTTCCAAACTTCCATCGTAATTGTGGTGACATCTTGACCATCTGCCAATATCGTCAATTTAGTAGCATTGACTTTTAAAATCCACTTAGAAGTTTCAGGAGTAAAATCAAGACCAATTACATTCCCTGACTCATCTTTTATCAAATTATATTCTGCACCATTAAGAGCTTCTTGCGCATCTTTACTTTCTTCATTCAAAATAAGAATAGAAAGCTCTTCATCTTTTAACTTGTGATTCTTACACAAAGCAGTACGAAACTCGTCCAGAACAATTCCAATTAAATCTGGCTGACGAACACCTATTTCTAATCGTTCATCATTCGTTTTATTTACAGCAAGAAAAAAGGACATTATTTACCTCCGCATAGAAGTTATATTCGTGCTCCTGTTTGCAAGAGCACTGAATAACTTCTGCGCTCAAAGTTTGAATATCTTATTCGCGCCATTGTCCCAAGTAATCGTGATGTCGCCACCATTGGGAGTAACTGGCAATCCTGCAGCAGCCGTATCTATATAACCAATGAGAAGACTTGTCGCGTCTGATCCTGTATCTCTGACAAGGATAAGAGCCTCACACTGATCACCAGAAACGCTTGACAAGACTGTATCGCTTGCATCAGCAACTCCTGCGGAAGTAGTTTTTCCCGCAAGAACGGCATTCGCAACACGACCAGCAGCAGCGACTTGGGACAGGTACTGATGAGAAGCTGAAAAAGCATAATCAGCAGTATCTACAAGATACACCCGAATAGTGTCATTGGTAAAATCAATATCACCATTCAGAAAGGCATCACGTCCCGGATCGTACAAAACATTAGCCATTAGAACACTCCTTTCAGAGTTTTAAAATTATTCTTCTTCTTCTTCTTCTTCTTCAGAAGATTCGCCACTTTCAAGAATCAAATCATCCGCAGATTCCTGAATTTTAACGACCCTTCTTTTACCGACACCTTTGATCTTAATAAGATCTTCAGGCTTTGCTTCCGCAACAGACTGAACAGTGACGTATCCCGCTTCAATCAAACGATAAGCAAGATCTTCATCCACTCCGTCAATCATCTTCAATTCTTCAGCAATCTCCATCATTTCTTCCTGAGAATAGCTTATTGTTTCCATCTCAGTATTTTCCATCTCAGTATTTTCAGATGCATCATCACTGGGAAGTGAAATTGATTCGGCAGCTCGAAGACGAATCAATCGTTGCGCTTCTTTATCCTCAAAATCACGGATAGCTCCCGGTTCGTGCCAACCGGAGCCATCCTTAACAGAGCGTAAAATTCTAATTCTCATCTTTCATTCTCCTCTGCCTATTTGGCCGTTAGGATTATTGGGTTACTGTCGCACAGAGAAATGCATCTACCTGCAATGGAGCCATAAGAGGAGCCGATTGCAGCATGACAAATCGTGCAGAAGGATCTTCCACAGTCCAACTTTTCGGAAACCGTGGGACAGCAGCAAGAGCAGAAAGATCTTTGATTGCTCCATACATACGTTCTGTTCGAGCGTTCGGATTCCCCAGCAATACCTTATTTGCTGGTATCATAGGAGATTCGATATCACTCTCATCGTCCACATACCATTCTTCATAAGTATAAATCTCGAGTCCAAGCTCTTTAATCAGACCGTAATAAGTCACACCATCCGGCAACATCTGTGGATCAATACGCCCGATCGAAACGTTGATCATATCGAATAGACTTTTACGTCCGCCAGTAGTTCCAACAACCTCATCGCACTGTAAGAAATTGTCAATTGCATCAAGACCCATAATTGCGATCGAAGGGCTCATACCAGAATCTTTTGCAACAAGTCTTTTCCAACGCCTTAAATCCTGTAAAGGTTTCGCATCGTCATGATCCGTCCAAAGCTGGTTACCAGAAAGAACAGGAAGATGCGTACCATCCATAAGAAAGTCAACAAGATCATCTACGCCTTCTCCAATAATAGGACACTTTCCTGTCGTCAACGACATTGCTGCCATCCATTCTTCACGACGAGTAATCATCTCGTTTAATTCGGCAAGATTTCTTCCAAGTTCTTGAGCGGCTTTTACTGCCGGACCAGAATTGGGAGCATAGATATGCTGACCAGGAGCCCGTTTCATAATGTCTTCAGCAGTCGTAACCATCTTTGGTTTGATGTAAGCAGGCTTATATGAACGGGTCTTGAATCCACGTTTCTCGACGACTTTACCTTCACGTCGTGGATTGACGAAAGGCGCAAGACGTCGTTTGCCTTTAATAATGTCGATGTCCACTGCTTCTGTATCGAATGTCCGAGGAGCTCCACCGAAGAAAGTATTCAACAGAAAAGTCCTTGGAGGCTTCGCTTGTTCCATAGCAGCCATCATAGTCCTCGAATCAAAAAGATCGTAAGCCATGATTTATATCCTCCTAAAAAGAATAAGTTAATTTAACAATGAATTACTGTTTCACAGATGCGACAGGAACCATTCCTTTGGCTATCATCTTATCGCGAACATCCTCAATATCTGTACCATTAGCAAAGACAAGCTGTCGCTCGTTAAACTGCCCTTCAATGTAACCGATCCCGAACACTGCGGAAGTGGAAGCATCCAGGTCCTCCGACAGAACTGCATAGGGCTCGCTCGAACCATCTGTTGCCGTTTTGTCAAGAAGCTTTACCTGACGGGGATGGATTGAAACTGTGACGGTAAATTTATCACCGACAGCAAAATCAGTCGCACCAACTGTGACTGTACCGGCAATCTGATCATTCTCAAAATCAATATATCCGTCATCAACAGGGATAACGATACCAGTCTGGATATCTTTTCCATCCGGATCCGTTACTTTAAAAGTTCCACTGTCTGTTGCAGATGCAGTACATTCAATTGTATAGTCACCAATCTTAAGATGACGACGTCCTTCTACGTTCGTGACTGTACCATTTCCTGTATTGTTACCATCTGCCGTTCCAGTTGACGGGACACCATTAGTGACCTCCACAGTAAACTTATCGCCGATAGCGAAATCTGGATTATCATCCGTGATTGTGAAATTAAGTTCTTCACTTTTGAAAACTCCTGTTCCACCTGCTCCAGCAGTAATCTGAACACGACCAACAAAATTTCCATTGGGATCGGTGATCTCAAAATCACCACCATTGGTGACCGCACGAATACAAGTAATGGTATACGTTCCAACTTTCGTTGCGCTTCCACCGCTCACGGCTGTACAAGTTCCATCCCCTGTATTATTACTATCAGCAGTACCGGTAGAAGGAACGCTCACCTTGACACGACCAAGAACAGAACCGCGAGAAAGATTCTGTCCAGCAGCCACAAGGATTTCTTCAGTAACAAGTTTCTTATCGCCACCGATCAGATTGTCGGGCGAAAAACTCCCTTGTTCTATAACTCCTGCCATGTTTAACCTCCATGAAAAGAATTGTTAATAAATCACATCGAACAATAATGTTAACGATTATAGGAGTTCATCGCTCCGGCAATCGCCCCGACCATGTTCTTATCTACATCAGATGCTTCCGGAGTCTCACCCTGTCCCAGACCAGCAGACAGATTAGCGAGTTCCTCACCATCTTTCTTAAGACCATCCTGCATTTTTGCCATACCTTCTTTCTGAGCTTTCAATACAAGACCAGCAATATTATCCGCTGTCTTGGTCATATCGAATTTATGCTCAGCAATTATCTTCGATGCACCAGGAACAGAAATCTCTTCTATTGCCTTGATTCGTGCATTCTCAGCTTCAGCTCCTTCTTTTCGTGCCTGCTCGATTTTGGCAGATGCTGTTTCTTCTGCCTCTTTGCGTCCGAGAGCTTTTACTTGTGCAAAGAGCTCCGGATGCTGTTCTTGTAAAGTCTTAACATCCATACTTCCTCCTGTAAAAAGGTTATAATTTCCTTGTTCCGATTTCTTTGTACGATCCTGCAACTCTGTTACAAGTCCTTCCAAACTTCCAATACGATCAGCAAGACCTTGAGAAATAGCAGTCTCACCTACGAACATCTTTCCCTGTCCAAAATCAGAAAGAACTTGCTCCTGGGTTATACCTCTATTTCTCGCGACTGTACCCGTAAATACACTTTCAAGATTGTCAACCAACTCTTGAATCTGTGCACGACCACCAGTCGTAGAAGGATCAGGACGTTTATTCGGAGCGTTACTCGACACAATCTCTATATTTTGTATGCCTCTTTTTTCTTGCTCTTTACTTCTATCAGTATAACCAGCGACCACACCAATAGAACCGAGCTCGGCAGTAGAACTGACAACAATCTCAGAAGCCGAAGAAGCTATCCAATATGCTGCAGATGCGCCTAATCCGTAGACATAAGCGATAATAGGCTTCACGTTTCGAGCGTTATAGATCATATCTGCAAAATCGTTGATCCCTGTTATTTCCCCTCCAGGACTGTCAATATTTAAGATAATTGCATCTACTGAAGAACTTTTCAATGCAACATTAAAATCATAAGATAATGACTGTACAGATACACCTCCGCTCATTGTCATTAAATTTGCTCTTGGGAATATCGGTCCAACCACTGGGAGTAAGGCGATACCGTCCGCAAACGAAACTCGACGAGTTCCATCTAAAATGGGATAATCGTTTCCTTCAAGAGCACCGAAATCAAATTCTCCATCTTTTAAATAACGATCCCACGCCGATCCATGCATAGACTTTGCAATTGTCTCAATTGAAAGAGAATTATCTTTCTCAACGATCGCCAAAATAGTCTCAAGAGCAGAAGGGGTAATCGCCCATTTATGCTCCATTATCCATTGAAGAATGTTCATTACGTCGGTCCCTTCTTATACGTTCTGTAATTGATCTACCTGCTCTGTAACTTGATCACTTACATTGTCACTTACAGTCGGTTCGGTATCATCAAGAGTTGCTAATAATTCTAAATCCCGTAAATGTTTTTCTTCGCGGGATAACCTGTTCATCGCACCAGTCCAATCGTTACCATCTATTGCCACGAATTGATCTTCATAAGTAGATAGACGATTCTTAATCTTCAATATAGCAGCCTTCGTTTCTTTCAACGGATCAAGCTGTCCCTGTCCTGGACCTGTCCAAGCAGCTCCACTCCATGCCTCTTGAATCACAGGATCACTGAAAAATCCTGGAGCAACAATACGTCCTTTAGATATTGCCTCCACGAGCCATTCTTTATATATCGGTTGACAAAAATACATAGCAGCCCAGATACGTCTTTCACGATAGAACTTCCAGGCTTCTTGTAAAGCAGCACGAGAAGCAGAATAAGAAGCACTAAAATGAAGCATGAGCTGTTCAAATGGTATCTGTAATGCAGAACCAATCTGCTTAACGATTGCAAGAAAGAAAGGTTCAAAAGCCTGATTCGGTCTCTTAGGATCAGCGATTTCTATACTTTCATCCGTATCCATCTCAATAACATTACCAGAACCCATCTCGTAAAGGATATCGTCACGATCATCATTAGGATTGAGAGTTGAAACACCTGGAATTCCAAGCGGATACATTGCTCCTTGGTTCGGTATAAATCCTTGCTGCAACATATTAGCAGCAGGAGACTGAGACTTTATAAAAACAGTAAAATAAGAATTGATTATTGCAGCCTGTATCTCAGCTTTTGAAAGACGAGTGATCTGTTTTAATTCTTCAACGACAGGTGCGAGCATTGGGAAACCACGACGCTGACCTGGACGCTCTTTATCAAAAAGATGGAAGACTTGTTTTCTACCTGTTCGTGGTCCATAAGCAGGGATACGAATCCACTTATCCAAGCCAGAAGGAGTCGCGGTCATAAAATCGTCAAGAAGTGGTTTACGGAAATGATATGCGACTGGTGCCGAATAATCATCCACTTCTATTCCACCGGCAAGCCGATTTGTATCAGCCTGCATATAAGGATTACTTACGAAATCTCCTTCTACCAATTGTATACGAAGATCGTAAGTTTGTCCTTTTCTTGGGATGCGTGGAGTCAATGCAAAACAATCCCCACTAAGTAAAGTAGAAAAGAAAGAGAGTCCTATCAATTGAGGAAACGCGAGTGTTCTTGCTGCATCGCATTCCACACTGTTCGCCCATGATAAAAACTCCCTCTCAGTTCTTCTTTCCCACGCATCGGCTTCTTCGTCACTAAGACCAAGAAGTTCTCTATCTATACGGCACTGGAGGCGTAATCCAAAGCCGATTGAATTAGTTTTGGTACGACGTAGAGCGCCAGTCGCGAGGGGAGTGTTCATGTAAAGATCTCGCGAAGACGCTCTTAATTTTTCAAGTTTAGGAATGATATCTTGATCAGCGGTTGTAGAAGGAGGATTCCATCCTCTCATAGAACGCTTTGAAGAACCGGAAGTTATAAATCCATGCTCTTCAAGGTTTGCAAAAGCCATTCGGCTTCGAACTCTTTCGAGTGCGGACCGTGGAGCTACATAACGCAACATCTTGTCAACAAGATTTAAGCGAACCCCTGTCCTTGGTTTTTTTTCGTCTGGCATAAAAAGCACACTCCTTGGCTATAATAAATATAACATTTTACCCCGAAGTGTGCAAATTTATTTTATAGTATGGCAATCGTATGGCATTAGTATGTCGTTCTTAATAATCGTCCCGAAACACAATCCTTCGTACTTTCATGCCTCCCTGTCCACTTAATTGCTTCACTATATTCTGCCACTCTATGCGACCATTCCGAATCGAAGTTAGATTTGCACGAGTAAAAGTTCTCGTCCCTATTGTGTAACTTTGATTCTTTAAGACAGCCTGCTCAGCAGCAATATATTTCTGCAACATCTGTTTCGCATCTTGTAACGTTATAGCCGACATCATTGTCTCCTCTCATTAAATTGATATTCCCCGCGACAAGACTCTTCTGCGCTTTCGGGTTCCCGTAATAGCAGGAAAAGATTGTTGTTGCGGTATTTGTAAAGTATCGAATTGCGGATTTAATATATGAAGAGCTGCGATACTCAAAACACGAACGTCTAAAGCTTCGTTTCTCTTCCCTTGTGGTAATATCCATTTTAATCTGTAACGACCATTTATCCATTTCTTATCAAGATACTCTGACGTAAGTTGAGAGAAATACGCTTTATCGTAGCACTCTTTATCTGGCCAATGGCAGTATCCTGGACCTGATTCTTCTATCTGTAAATACGAATAAAACTTACTTTTAATCTCATCAACGAATGCACGAAATGGCCAGACACCAAATTTATTCATCCGCATCGGACGATCAATATATCCATGTCCCCATCCTTCATCACCTTTTACAGGGAATATATTACGATGCGCTCTTTGTTTACAAAATTCATAGACACGTCTTGTCAAATATCCACTGTCCATTGCAACAATTGAAACCGGCAAAATCATCCCGTTTGCCATTGACCATCCTCTATTAAAAAATGCATCCACCTGTAACCAAACAGCATCGCGCTCTGTATCTCCTCTAAATACTGCATATTCAATCCCCCATGATTCCATTCCTCTACCATAACCAACTATTTCCGCCTCTATACGATCTTTCTGTATATCGGCTGAACCTGTTAGCACTAAAACACCATTAGGAACTTCGGCAGGATACGAAATCTTACGCTCCATTAATTTTCCAGCTTTTATCAATCGACCAGTTTCGCTCCATGTTTCTCCAAGAACTGTATTAATAAAAGTCTTCAATAATGTATTATCGTGATATTTTACAGCACGAATATAAAGCTTGACTGCATCTGACCAACGATAGAAACCATACGGACTATAAAGTGATGATATATGAAACGAAGGATATTCCGCATCAGGATTCTCAGCAATCCATTCTCCATTCGCCAACATCCAGGTCTTATATCGTTCTTCAATTAACACACCACACTCTTCACAAACAAGAGCAGCCGTAAGAGGCTTATCCTTATCCCATTTTATATTACTCCATTTAATCCAATCCTTATGACCACAATGAGGACAAGGCACATGAAATCTTTCTCTTGTTCCACCTTCAAATAGTGGCTCTATAGTAGACGTTTCTTTTATTGTTGGAGTTGATAAACGATATATCTTTCTATTAGGAAAGTTTGCTGTTCGTCGAATTGCCAGTTCTGACGGACTACCTTCTTCTTGGATATCCGCTTCATAACTGTCTTCTTCATCAAGAATCAATCTTTCAATAGGCATAGAACGCAATGATGATGCAGAGTTTGCACCTCCAAACCTTATCATTCCGCCAGGAAAGACTTTAACCGTAGCAGTATCACCAGTCTTACGGCCACGAGTTTGTGTTCCTACACGATTAGCTAAGGAAGGCATTTCATCCAATGAAGGTTCGAAACGTTGCTTTACGAAAACTCCCACATCTATCAGAGTCTTTTGAACATAAAGCATAGGAGCCGGCGAATAATCAATTGTATAAAACATATAATTGATCGCGGCTTCTGTGAATCCTAACTGAGCTCCTTTCATAACTACTATCTGCTGACATGGATCGCTGGGCGAAAGGAGCTGCATAATACGCTTAAGAAACGGAAAGCGGTCGGTACGCCAGAGTCCAGTTTCGTGTGCAGCAGCCTCAGGCAACATACGATTCTGATCTGACCATTCGTCAATTGTGAGCGGAGGCTTTGGAGCAAGAGCTCGGACGAAGGCATTAAATAAATGAGATCTTTGATCCGTTGGTTCGTCAAAGATTTTTTTCTTTGGCTTTACCTTTAGATATAGCTTCTTTTTTGTCTTTTTATTCTTCAGTGTCTTCAACGACTTTTTCGATACGATCATCCTTATCACCTGACTTCACTTGATAATGTAAACTTGAAAGAGCGTGAATTATTTCCTTGGTTAAGTCCTTATGAATTGCATGTGCATCTGTCATTGAAGCAAATATCTCAGCAACACGATCGGGTATCGCCATCATTGCTTTCTGGACACGAACAGCAATTTCTTCCCATTCTTTCTTCACGATTTGTGACTCAATTAATATACCAGCATCTTTTAAAAATTTGAGCTTCGCTTGTTTTGCAAGATATACCTGCTTTACTGCTTCGGCTTGAGCTCGGTTCATGCCAGGAGTAAAGTCCCCATCTTCATCCTCAGGTTCTTTAACATTATCCATAGGATGTTCGGTACCACTCCGCTTGGATAATGATCCAGACTTCTTTTTTTCCTTCTCTGCTTTGCTGTTCCGCAATCGGATTCTTTCCTTTATAGCGGATTCATCGTAGCGATCTGGATCGTCAGAAGTATCAACAAAATTTTTTCGTTGTTCATGCCATTCCATTTTATTATAGTTCTCGGGTCCACGCTCCACTTTCACTCTGCCGTTCTGTTTTGCAAGAAAAAGCGTTCGTTTCGTGATCCCAAGTCTACGACAAAATTCAGACTGACTTATGTATTCCTTTACTTTTACCATAGTCGTACCACTATTTAAGGTTCTCCAAATCTTGAGTTAATTCTATTTTTATTCGCTGGGAGGCATTGGCCTCGGCCAGAGCTTGACAATATTCGTTGTATTCCGAGACTATCTATGATACCGTTTCAGACATGATGCGATTTTAGGGACAGAGCGAGTTAGACACTACCCGTTCAGAGATTAACTTCTGAAAGTACCTTTCGCTCTACTTCGCAGACTGTACTGCAAGACGCAAGTTATGTCTTAGTCTCATCTCGAATCTCAGATCAACTATCTCATCCACAGTCCTTTCAAAATTCCATTGCGGTTTATATTTACTCTTACGGCTGAAGATATACAACAGCTCTAACGGGTAACGTCTCGGTCCTTTACGCCTAACAATCATGGGAGTATTACTGCCTTTACCTCTGATTATAAATGGCTTGCCCTTGCGACCTCCCCTTGTAGCACGAACCACACCTCCCGTCATACTTGTGTTTCTCTGTCCTTTGTATCCAGCCAATAGTGTATCTGGTCTATATTGTTTGCGTACTCTACCAGTGCCGGTACGATACGAACGCTTCAATAGGTCAGTAGCAGGTACGGTCATATACTTGCCTTTATCTTTTCCGCTCCCTCCATGTGCCGTTCGTATGCCTCCCTCTTCATGTATCGGCATCCATCCACTTATTATTGGCTTTGTAAATACTACGGTTGTTCCCACACCTGTTGACTTTACGTCTTGTTTACTCGCACGGGTACGACTTATCCCCTTTGGTATAAAAGCACTATGCAAATTAAACTCTTGTCTGGTTTTTGCTTGAACTCCCTTTACAGCCATCTCAGCGACTTGTGTTAGGGTCTTAGCCAGAGCGAACGGGAACTGGTCCCGCTCTAAGCTTGTTAATCCACGACGAGCCTCTTTAGTCAATGCGGTAATCTTAATTAATGATTTGCCCATTTTTTGCTCCCTTGACACTCTTAACACCTAAAAACATTTCGCCTCTCAATATCTTTTCATTCATACTTTCTACCTTTTCACAGAAAACTCTTGTTCTGGCTTCGCGTACAATTGCAAGATAGATTTCACCTGCTTCGTCAGCGACTCTCTTTATAAACTTTACCTCTTCCGGATAGTGTCGTATTAAACTTTTCAAGAGCGATTGTACTTTATCAATTGCCTTGTCGTAGCTGTTAAATTGATTTGAGAACAGAACAAGTTTTTCAACAATCTGATTCTTCAAAACTTCTGCTCGTTCTTTTTCATCCTTGCTCATTGGTATTGCAAAAATGATTTCGCCGGTTTCTTTATCCTGTATTGCTTTGTGAAAAGTCATCTTATCTACCTCCTTAACCTTTTTGATCTTATAACCCTAAAAAACAATAGCTATATTTTAAATATAATCTATTTACTTTTGAGACGCAATCCCTTTCGGATCTTTGACTTCTGGATCTTTTTCACTTTATGCTTTACTTCTACTTTTACAGGTTTTTTCTTGTGCTTTACTTTAGTTCCTACAGGTCTGGATCGTTCTGCCTTTTTACTACTTTCATCTTCAAGAAAAGACTGTTCCCATTCATCAAGGTCCAACCATTTACCCTCTATCCCCTCATAAGGACTCATAATTCCCACACAACGTTGTCCAGTCACCATATTAACACTTCGCAGTATAACGTAGTTTTGTTCTGTGAATTCTATCCACACCGGATTATCGCCACTTGTGTCAGGAGCAGACTTTTCAATTGCTTGTAATAGCAGTATCAGCCGTTTGAGATTCATCACCAAACGAAGCGACTTTCCCTGTCCGCTTGTTTCCATAGCGTTTTTCATTAATGTTCTAAACGGCAAGAAAGGTCGTGTATATAGCCGTCCTCTTATTTTCTTATTACGCTTGCCATCTGTTATTGTTACCATAACTTCTGTATCGTTGATACGTTCTACATTGCAATGTTCGAGTAAACCGGCAAACTTTCTATCGGCAGGAATATTCTTTATTACCTCTTTAATGGTTTCGCTACCTATTGTCAGACCTCCCTCGCCCTGCTCTTTCAATACATTGTTAAGTTTCTTTTTTACTTCATTCTTTACCGGTCCTATAGCGAGCATCATTTTACCACCAATACCAATAGTAGAACCATCCTCAGCAATATGGACATTGTCAATTGCAGGGATTTTACTATCCACCTTGGTAACCATCACGGCTTGTAAATTACTTTTACTTACAATCATCCTTCTGCACCTTTCTTATTCACATTCATATTATTTACTCCCAGCCTGTCGCATATTACCTTGTTTTCACATCCATCGCGGCTTATATTGATATTTACTTCCAGCCTGCTATTATCGGCCTTTATATCAGCCATCCCTTCAAAGCATTTTTCATCCATTTCAATAAATCCCCTATCTTCCGTCCAGTAAATCCGTACCATTGCTTTACTCCTTCTTCTGAGAACTTTCTTAACCATTTAATTTATTTCTTCGCTAAGATAATTTCAGCTTCTTTTTTCTTACTTACTTTTTTTTTTATTATCTTTTTTACTTACAGTCATTAAAGCACCTCCACACAATAAACATACTTACAACAAACTCACTCGCCATTAATGCAGCAACAATCCACAGCATAAACGACATTGCATTACAACAAAACTTTTCTCTTCCTAAGAGTTTACGGCCAAAAACTTCCATACAATAGCTCCTATCGCATTAGGCGTCCTAAAACTTTTACCTCTTGAAGACCTGTTCCGTAATCCTGAAATTTACGCAATGCATCCATATATTTTTTAAACGGCATTTTGAACTCGTATCGTATTTTATTCTTCGCCATCATCTTTTTAACAGGCTCCTTCCTATATCCAAAGTAATCGTGTATAATGCTACACATAATATCGGCCTCGCTTGTGTAGCCTCCAACCGCACAATGTCCCGTTATTACATTGTACTTAATACCTATCTCATGTTTACTAATATCCCGTGTATCGAGAATATACTTTTTAATAGCCATAAGTCTTATCTTACCTCCTTATTAACTTTAATTTCGCAAAATTGACAGAAACTTTCTTTGTTCTACAAACTCCCCTATTTCCAGGGGTATTTCCTACTTTAGCAGAATGATAATTTCCCCTCCTTTACTGTTCTCAGCCACTTACTCCTTATTAAAAAGCAAAACCGCCATAAGAACCGACACCTTGCAAACACCCGTACACCCCTCACTTCTATTTGTCTTATCTTTAGTAATAAATAATATATACATATAATAATAAAAAAAAAGTACGGGTCTACGTATAGTTTACATAATGATAATAAAAAATGAAGACAGATAGTATGAAAAACAAAGACAGATAATATAAAAATTAAAGACAGACAGGAAAAAGATGCGACAGTACAAAACAGTACCCCCCCACCACTTTGCAACATGTCGGTTTTTATGGCATTCGTATGGCTATTTGTACAAATAATAATAATCTGCTTTTCGTATAATCCAGTATTTATACTGTTCCCAGCGTTCAGGGGTTCTAAGTGTGTAAACCAGACACTGAAGAAGTGAAAACTACCTTTTGCACCACTTAAAGCCGTTTTATTGTATAAATGTAAATAAATAGCCATAATTATTTTCCTGTCTGCCCGTTAATTTTACTTTTTGTACGGTCGGTATTCGTACACAACATTCCCGTCTTCATCGTGGTCTACAGGCCACAACAGACCAGAAAAATACTTGTACGGGCTTTTCGCATCGTTTGGTTTGTTCCAAATCGAAAGCAGATAGTCGTACATAGTGTCATTCCATCGCATTGTTCGCTTTCGAGAACCGACCGTATTAAAGCCTTCTGCATAAATGTAGCGAAAGTTTTTATACTGTTCAATGTGCGGTCCCATATCGTGCCAGTAAACTCGCCCATCTGGTCGGTTTTTAGCCAATTGCAAAAGCTCGGTATATTGCGCTCGGCTGTAATTAAAGCGTTCTGGTAGACCGCAACAAGATCCCCCATCGCACTGATCCTTCCAATGCGCATCGCTTACATAAAATCGCATCCCAAGTTTATGAGACAAATCCCGCATCTTGACAATGTACGGTTCTTTTAGTTTATAATTAAGCCGTAAATAACCGCACATTCCAGGACTGTTTATTTTGTAGTATTGCCGTATATCAAATCCTAATGCTTCACTCATAGCCTCGTAACGCGATATTGTCCCACGATGCGCACGATCCTCAAGGCAAAAGAATTCTGTACTCACCGCAGATGCTCCCGCTTCATGCGCCTGCTTTATTAAGTCAATATAATCCTTATCGCTCATTCCAATAATAAATGGCCGTAACCGTAAGGTAACTCCACCCTCGGGGTTTATTTTGTGCAAGCGTTTCATTGCCTTTAAGCGATCCTCTGGGGAAGGGACACCTTTCTCAATTTCGGCCGCGAGGTCCGGATCCAGGTTTATTATTGAAAACTTTGTATTCCATTGATCCTCTCCAGCGAACAGCCTCATGTATCTGTCATCTTTAGTCCACCATGTTGACTTCGTAGAAAAACAGATAGGATAATGATGTCGCTTTAAATCCTTTAAGATTTCAAGTCCAATACCGTACTGGCGTTCATAGCCATCGAACGGATCGCATAGGCCTCCCCATTGCATAGCTATTTTCTGTTTAATGTATTCGTAAAACTGTCCTTTCTGTCCTTGTTGCCCGTATCCCAAATCAAATAATTTTTTCATTGAAGAAGGATTTACGGACCTGACTGGATTTTGCTGGTAGTTTTTACCGTACTCGTTCGGGAAGAGGGGATTTAGAGCTTTTAAAGCTTTTTGAAACCAGCTAAAACAGTACAAACAATTGAAAGAACAGTGATCGTATTGGTCGAACGTCATAGGCATACTGCAATCTGTTATCTCACCCGACCATCGTGGAGAACAATAATTCATCTTGATACCATGTTCGGTATCTTTCTTCTTATGCTTCAGCATTTCTTTCCTCCTCAATATAGCGTTCGTATTTATCGCAAGCAATAACATTATCCCCGCCGACTCCTGATCCATATTCTAATAAACCTTCTTCGGGTTCGCATTCAGGAATTACAAATTTGCAACTATCGCAGAGATTGTCACGAGGATCTTGTGCTCTGGTCACGATTACTTCTTTGGACATATTCTACTCCTTACATGATTAAGAATTTCAATAAGGTCACGCATTTCGTGATCCCCGACCGATGGTAAATTCCCAAGATAGACGCCTCCATTGTAATCGCATTTTTGACAAGGAAGAAATTGTCGCATACCATTTCTCAACAGAGTGCGGATATCATTGAGATGCTTATTCTTATACCAATACTCTACAAGTGTTTCATCACTCGTATCGAGCATGTTCAACATGATCCGTTCTTCGTTCCAATCACGACAGCACAGAAGGACCTTGCCTTCCCATGTGATATTGATTGAACGAAATGGATCTGCACATCGCTTATTCAGTGGAGCAGAAATCCAAGGTATATTATACTTTAGACAATTGTCGCGCGGGAGCGCTTGACAAAAAGATACCATATTCCTGGTAGATTTCTTTTCGTACCTGATATCCGGTCCAAGGATCACGCATCTTTTCTTCGGTCCATGCCATTGCCAATGAGTAACATCCTTCGCATCTCTTACTGCATAATCGCCAGCATCCACGCGCGACATGAAATCTGTTTTCCATTTCGAGTAGGATGCTCCATAACAATCGAGATAAATGAAATTCAATCCACTCTCAAAGAGTTTTTGTGCAGACACTGGAGAAAGATTATACCCATTGGTTACGATTGATATTTGCGCACGAGGCAACCGCTCGCGGAATATATTTATGATAAGAGGTAGATTCGGATGCAACATCGGCTCGCCTCGTAGAGCCATATCCAGTCGTAAATTACTTTTCCCAGCGAGTCGTCGGATCTCGAGAGCAATAATCTCAGCGACCGATGCTTTCATCCACTTCGGTGGAGCCTTCTTTGGCAATTGACAATTCGGGCAGAAGTCACATCGGAGATTGCATCCCAAGACGGGCTCTATTTGTATGCTCGTCGGAGGTCGGTTGACGATACTCATACTAATCCCCTTTCTTAGGTCTAAACTTTAGTAAAATTTCGTTTCCTTTACGCTTATTATTCCTCATAATCCAATTTGGATATTTTTGAATAAGGTATTCCACATCTTGCTCAATAACCTTATCTGTACGAAAGTCTGCGGATCCACCAGCATTCGTGAGATATTGTGCCTTTACACAGATATAATTGAACCGTACGACTTTTTTATATCGTACAATATGTTGACAAGTAAAAGCGTAATCATCTTTAAACTTTACATTCGTATCAAACCGCTCATCTGACACTATTATCCCCATCCACATACCTACGATAAATCCATGCGGAACAATAGTACGGGACATGAAATAGTGGTTATATGTGGGATATACTCCCCATAGCTTCGTACCGTTCTTTTCACACATCTCAAATCCCTTACGGATAAGTTCATCCACTTCATCGCCGGACATCTTAACAAGTCCTTCCCTTCCTGGTCCTTTTTGCATAAATAAACCTTCTACATCATCGTCAACCATTATGATTTTAGAACCTTCGGGGAAATAATCCAGCAAGAAATTACGGTTTGGCATACAGCCAGTTTTATTAGAAACCAAGATTTCTACTCCCGGATTCGCAGCCTCGTATTTTGCTTTTTCTTCATCATCGTTAACACAAATAATAAAATTTTCAAGGGGGAGTCCTAAGCTTTGCAATGGCTTTACCTTTTCGTATCGCCCTTTACTTGGTACTATGATTGTATACGGTCGTTTAGCGCGAGCTACAGACGTCTTAGGGGATCCAAGTTTTGAGGACTTTTTCTTCATTTTAAGACCCACGATACACTCCTTTTCCAATATGATTCTCTACTGCTTTCTTCAATTGTTTACGCAATTGTGCTTTATAATCCTTATACCATTGTTCATGCTGAAGCATTGCAATTTCGTGTGAACGTTTTAATGCTCGTTGGATGTCTTTTTGACTATCCACAATAAATGGATCTATAATATATCCGGCCTCTTTAAAAGTATTCTGACAAGATGCATCGAACACCATAGGTACACCATTATATAAACATTCGTAGAACCTGTTTGCCGGAGAATTATAATGAGTATGTATGAATTCATCCTCAATGTATAGCACCATCTGAAAAGCCTGCAATTGCTGTCTGTGTCGGAATGGAGAATAGATATGGATACTGCTATCTATATCTCTGAATTTTAATGCATTCCTTTTATATGTGCTAATATGGACAGGATAAGGAGCATCTTGAAAATACTTGATAAAATACTTTTCACGATCGGGGCGATAAGAACCATAATATCCCAAACCCATCAGCGTAGGATCTGACCATCCCACGCTTTCCCATGTTAGCATGTTCCAATTTACATATTCGCCTCCATGCTCCTTTACACTCCAAGGCATATTGGACCAAACTTCGTAAGACTTGTTCCGTTGTGTCAAACGATAATCCGGTTTCATCGTATAGTCGTTTTCGAGATTGATAATCCTTCCAGCTTTCTCATAGAGCTTGAAGAGCTCATCTCGAAAATCGCAATAGAGCAGAATACCATATTTGACAAAAAGTATATCGTAACTATCGTAATATAACATAGCCGATTTTTTATCGTGGATAAAGGGGATTTCCAATTCATCTGCTACAAATTGCGCAATCATAGCAGTAGGAGCAACCGAGTGCTCCTTACAGGTGTTAATATGAACGACTGCCATCTTAGGTCTCATTTTTTACGCTTGCTCCTTTCTTTCATTTCTTTTTCAAAGGATTCGCGAAGAACCTTTTTAATTTCGTTAAGATGATCCTTTATTTTTTCAAGCGGACCCTCCACAAGAACAATACCATCCCCAATATACATATATCGGGGAGTTTCTGTAGAGGGATCACCTTGTTTACAAGTACATTCTGGCATAAGTCACCTCTTCATTTTAAGTTTTATTTTGCCTTTACTTTTTACAGTAGAAGTTTCTTCAGTTTCTTTCCACTCCATTACAGTCATCAAATCTTCATAATTGACAACTCTGGGATGCTTTGTGGCAAATCCCAGCCGTTTCTTAAACCATTGCATCTTTTCCTTTGAAGGAAATTGAATGACAATAAAATCGGCCTTATCGGGTACTTCTCCCGAAAGATCAACATCAGGTAATACATCAGGTAATTCGGTTGTGGACAGTAAATATCCTTTTAAATCCTTATCCTTGAAACCAGTTATCTTACTAATCTCAGAAGCTTTCATTCCCTGAAATTCTTCACCCTGTAATAATGCAGCCAATTTCCCAGCATCCCATTCCTGTCCTTCGCCGGTTGTATTGTCAATCATAGCATAACCAGCAGCCTCGCGTTCGGTTTTAAAATCCTGCCATACGACAGCTATCTTTTTATAGCCGAGTTTTTTCATTGCAAAATATGTGTTATTACCTTTATATATTTTGCGATTTTTACGCCAGACACTCACTGGAGTACGTTGCCCGTAAATCTTGAGCGATTCGCAGATTTCGTCAATTTTTTTGTTGTACTTTTTAGGGTTCTTTTCCCAAGGTTTGATAGAATCAATATCTATAATCTCAAGATTATTGATAATATCAAGTTCTTTCTTCACATCGTGAAGCACACTCTTTCCTTTTGCTTTTGATTTGACTTTGAGATTCACTTTCTCCTCCTGTTCGTTTTAGTTTCATAAACTTCTGATAGTTGTATAATATCAATAAAATCTTTAGAGAGATACCAAGCTCCTATAAGACCTCCTTTAGGTTTTTTTAAACGTAAAATTCCCAACTGATGTAAATTTTCACAGAACCGCTTGCATGTCTCAAGAGGCAATCGCATTATATCTGCAATATCCTGATTCTGGTATAATCCAGAAGCATCCTCTTCGTACATCCCTTTTATAATTCCGTCAAGGTGTGCAGGAGCAGTTCCGCGTCCCATTTTTTTAATCAATTCAAAATCATCATCGTTTACGGTATCCCTCCACTTAAATTGTGCTAATCCCATTGAGAGCTTCGTCATCTGAATTGATAATCGCGTAGGACTTTCAATATATGCTCTGCGCTCAATTTCTCGAGTAAAGCGGTTTCGGGTTACGGTTCCACGCATCTGTGCTATCCAAAAAGCAAGAGCCATCATTTTTTCCCGTAAATGCATAGGAAAATCCGGTGACTCCCCAAAATCGTGGTCCAATACCTTTGCAGCCGTTTCACGTAATTTGGCTCGCATATCCTCCTTTACTTTGCTTTCGCCTATTTGGTTATCCATTGCTCTACTCATTACTTTACAGGTCTCAGCGAAGCTTGTCATAGGAGGGAATTTATAGCTAATAAAACGCTCGCCCATAGCAGTCCCTCCTTCGAGATAAATCTCAATTGCTTCTGTAACACCTGCCAGTATACCAAATTTTGATTCGTAAGCACGACGCGAACCTGTACCAAATTCGTTCGCACACTTACCATCGTATGCATCACGTAATTGACCAAATATCGCTTCCCTTGCCTGTTCGTTCATATTTAATATATCTGTAAAATCTTTTACAGTTAATATCTGCTCGTTCAATCGTGGAATCAATGATGGATCTCCTCCGCCAGCACTCGCACTACCAGAAATCAATGTATGCGGAGTAATCTTACTGACAGGATATATTCGTGGTGCATCATCAAGACTCATTATTATTTCACTTTTACCACATCCCGAGGGACCAACAAGGAAAGTCCATACTGGATCCCCTGGAAGGCGATTAGCAATAATGGTACCGAACGCGACGTCAATTGGATCTGTTGACGGGAGGTATAGAAATTCTCTATATGCCTTGTAAACCTCTTCATAGTGTAGTCCTACACCTGTAAAGGGTTTTTTCCGTTCTTTTTCATCTTTTACTTTTTTAGGTTCTTGGCCTTCTGGATAATCAATTTTCGGCGGCTCAGGCTTCATCATAGACACGAGCTGCTTTAATGTTCTGTATGCATTGCCTTTCTTTTTCTTGTAAAGGTCGTTTAAATCGAAACCATCTTTGTAAAATTTAGGCCAATTTACAAAGTCTAAGCTCTTTGTTATACCTTTTAAATTATCATACACCTTATGCATCCCTAATTTACCAGCTCCAGGCCGGAAAATCCCATGCTTATCAGTGCGGTCGTAATCATTGTCATAGACAACATGAACTATTTTACCACTAAAAAATCCAGTCCACTCTGCTTTGAAAGTCGTAGCACCTGGGACAGCAAGGACAATCGTATCCTTATCAAGATCATTATTCTCTGACAATTCGTGCATTGTCATTGCATCCCATTCACCTTCGCATAACCAGATTGTCTTATAAGGTCTATCAAGTTCCCACCATCCAAATAATGCAGATTTACATCCAGCACTATTCATCAGAGTACCGTCTTTACGATAGATTCTTATATTATAGAGTTCGTCCTGTTTCTCATTCCAAATAGGGATAAGATACGTTTCGTTTACAGGATTATATCCCACATTAAAATATTCGAACGTCTCTAATGATATCCCACGCTTATCAACAAGAGCTTTCGCCTTTTCGTGTCTGAAATTTTCAATTCCGTGAGAAACTAATTGTTCGAGAAACATCTGATATCCCCCGTTATGAGTGCAAACTTTGCAGTCCCATTTCTTAGTTTCTGGATTGACAAAAAATTTCTTATTTGATCCACAAAAAGGACATCTCCCTATTATCTGATTATTACCAGATGTTCCTTGTGGTAGAAATCCATGTTGCCTAAATATCTTCAAGTTCGGATGATTTAGACTGATCCCTGCCATAAAAATCGTTCGCTCTTTCTTTAAGGTCGTTCAATGTTTTTGTAATACACTTCCAATCGTGGTCGTTTTTCTCGATCCACAAGAGTAATGCCTGCATCTGTCTTATTGACAAGTACCCAGGAGTTTTTGACTCCACGGGTAGACCTGCTTTTTCAACGATGCGCTGAACGAGCTCATTTCTCTTTAGTTTTCTCGGCATTGATACATTCCTCAATCCACTTGTAAGTTTTTTGTAAACCTGCAAACAGAGGCCTTGACGGAGCCCATCCAAGTTTTTCCTGTATTAAGCGGTTATCACTATTACGACCGCGAACACCTATAGGACCTCCAATATGATGTAAATTAACATTCTTACCAGAAATTAAAGTAATCATACCAACGAGTTCGTTGATCGTTACCATTTCTGAAGACCCGATATTTAATGGTCCATGAAAGTTTGCATTCATAAACCGACGAATAGCCTCTAAAGCTTCGTCAATATAAATAAAAGAACGGGTTTGCTCACCATCGCCCCAGATATCAATTGTTCCACCCTCTGGAGGAAGAGAAGCAATTTTACGGCAAAGAGCAGCAGGAGCCTTCTCCCTTCCACCCGTATAAGTCCCATAAGGACCGAATACGTTATGAAAACGGCAAACCCGTATATTAAGCCCGTAATTCCTGTTCATGGCAAAATACAGTCTCTCAGAAAAGAGCTTTTCCCAACCGTATTCGCTATCTGGATTTGCTGGATAAGCACTATGCTCAGCAGTATGTGGGAATTCGTTGTCTTTTTGATTTTCTTGCGGATATACACAAGCTGAAGATGAATAAAAAACTTTCAGATCAGGAATCAATTCTCTATTCTCTGTTAATGTCTTACAGAGAGCTATATTAATTCGGGCGGAATTAATCATAACTTCCACATCATGTTCGCCTGTAAATATGAATCCGGCTCCGCCCATATCTGCAGCGAGTTGATAGATCTCATCGTACTTATGCATCTGAAAAATGAAAGTCCAATTGTAAGGAATCGCCATGTCCATTGTAAAAAACTTTTCACAGCCAAGACCTTCTTTAGGACAAAATTCTGGAGCTTTTATATCTACTCCATGCACACGATAGCCTTCTTTATGCAATTTTCTGCAAAGGTGACCGCCAATAAATCCGCCTGCTCCTACGACGAGCGCTCTTTTCATTTTGATTCCCCTTTCTTTTCTTTCTCACTCATAACTTCTCCAAGCTGTTCTTCAAGAAGTTTTATTTTATCATCTTTGCGACCCATCTCAGCCACAAGATTATTTATTACTACGGCGAGTTCTACTTTGGAGATAAATGCAAACTCTTTATCCCGTAACACTTCACAAAGCTCTTTCGATTCCTTTATGACCTGTTGGATACGTTTTTGGTCTGCATCTTTTTTGTGGTTATTACTCATAAATACCTCCTTATAAATGTTGATAAATTATTTTAACAAGTATTTTTCCCACTCCAATTTTTTCATCTGTTTCTCCAAAGCAGTTTCAACATCTTTGGTCACAAATAAAAATTTCCTTCGTATTGCTTCTTGCAGTTCTAAGGGATATTGCTGCATTATAAAGCACACTCGGCAGTTCTTAAACTTACCAATAGGTATCTTATCGTTCATTCCCAATGGCTTCCAATTAACTGTTTTCTTTTTCAATTTAAGCTTTTTCTTCTGCATTGTGGCTCCTTATTAATTGATAAAAGCACATCCTGTATCGACCAATTTTTGTACTTCGTTCCAATTGATTTCTGCGCCTTTCGCTGCATCCCATGTTGTTTTTGTTGATTTCCATTCCACCTCCAGCGGAACTTCAATCTCAGGAATATCTACCATTAATGCAGACACCTCGTGCCGAATTTGTTCTCTATATTGCAGCATTTCCCGAGGATAATGGATTACAAGCTCGTCATGAATTGGTAATACAAGACGTACACGATTATCCCAGTTCTCCTTAAAGTATTTAGCGACCATAATTTCAGCTCGCTTTAAGATAAGAGCAGCCGTCCCTTGGATAAGATAATTAAGAGCCGAATATGCTTTTGCAATTTGTATATACAACCGACAACCGAACGGCAATTCAATATATCCGGTTTCTTTTGCAATACGGGCAACATTACGGCATAGATTAGCAATCTCAGGAAATTCAGAAGCATAACGTTCGTATGCGAGGGGTCCTTCAATTTTTGGATTAATAAATTTTAATGTCTTACCGACCTTTATTGGTGATGCACCATAACCCAAAGAGAAGTGTCCATTTTTAGATGCATCATATAAAATTTTATCAAGTTTCTTAGAGCGAAATCCTTTAACATAAGAACAGTTTTCATATACACTATCCTCATAGAGTGGATCCATTAGGTCTAACTCTGGGTAGAAGATATGAGCAGCGATAATATGCGGATGCTCACCCTGTCGCATGGCTTCTATCATTCTTTGACTCTGTGCTCGGTCAATTATAAGTCGCATCTCTATACCACTATAATCCACAAAGTCCATAAGTCCACGTTGACGAGCTCTAAAACATTTTCTTGCAGGTATAGCAAAAGGATTATCAAGCTTCTCCTTTTTAGATATACTTTGCATATTTGGGTTTTCGCTTGACTGCCTTCTTGTCTTTGCTTGACAAGAATTAATTGTAGGGAATATAATTCCCTCTGCATTCGCAAATTCTTGATAGCTTTGAATCATTGACAATGCATTGGACCATGTCCGCCATTTTAAAGTCATATCAAGAATAGGATCGTCATATCCCATATCTTTGAGAGCTTTTATAGCTTCTTTATCTGTAGCAGGCTTTTTCTTCTTAGTAAGCTTTACAACGGGAAAGCGGAATTTTTTGTAAAATAATCTATGTAATTGAGGATCACTATTTAGATTTACGTATTCACCAAGATATTCGTAAACTTCAAGATTTAATTTGTCGAGATCATTAGTAAGCTTTTCTACTAATTTATTTGATTCTTCCCAATCTAAGAGTATACCGAATTTCTCCATTTCAAGAGTTTCGCGTATCAATTCGATTTCTACAATATAGTCAATGTATAGCGGTTTATTTTGCGTAAATTCTTCAATCCACGTAAGGAATAAGAGCATTGTACGCTCGCCGTCAGCAATTTGGTAATTATGCATAAGGTGTTTATCTACGCGATCCCACCTGTTCCCACGAGCTTTTGCTTGCCGTTCTACAGCAAAGTCTAAATCTTTTGAATAACCACTCAGCACCCAAGGAGCATAATCTAAAGAATGCGACGGCCACAAATTACGCAACATCCTGGACATAATCATAGTATCGTGCCAAACAAGATTAGGATGTATAAATATTTTATGTCTACGCAACATTGCCAGTTCGTATTTATAATTATGAGCTACGACAGCATAAGAACCATCTCCGAATATCTGCTGTAAGCGATTCCATCCACGTTGATTGTGATTGAGATCATCCGTGTCAATTCTCCAAACTTCGCTGCGACCATCCGGCCATGTGAACACGAATGCAAAAATCTCAGCGACATCTGTATCAAGACCTGTCGTTTCAACGTCAAATCCAACCACATTACGCTTTCGCATATAACGACGCCAGAGCTTATTAAGATGTATAGTAATTGCACTCTGTCTCTTTTTGTGCTCTACAGCTATTTCTGCAGGTTGTCGTTTATGCTTCACCTGTATAGGTTTATTTGTTTTATGTTTTAATAATACAGCCATGAGAGTATGAAAAGAGGGGACCGAAATCCCCTCATATTGATTAAGGTTTAAGATACGGTTATTTCTTTGCTGTTTTCTTAACCGTTTTCTTTACGGTTTGAATTGTTTCGGTGAGCTCTAACGCTTCGAGAAGAGCTTTCTCATCATCGTCGAGTTCTTTTTCCGGGAATTTACATTCCGCAATCGCTGCCTTGATATCATCAAGATCCGCATCTTCAGCAATCTCAACATCCCAGGTTCCGCAGAAAACTTTTGCCTGTTCCAACAGTTCGTCATCTTCAGCCGATCCGCCTTCTTCAGAGCCTTCTCCTTCACCTTCCTCTTCTCCGCCGAGTGCTTCCTGTAAAGCTTCACGAAGTTTATCTTCAGATGCTTTCTTCATCATAAGTTTATTTTTGAAACCAAGATCTTTCGGATCGATTTCATTCTCTTCGATCAACGACAGGAGGCCTGCTTTATCAAGTTCATCGAGATCAACATCGTCGGAGCCTTCTTCAGTACCTTCTTCAGTACCTTCTTCAGTACCTTCTTCGTCTCCACCATCGATCTGCTCTCGAATAGCTTCGCGGAGAGTGTCCTCATCCATTTTGCGCCATCCGTCAATATCCAGATCATTGTCTTTGACAAGAGCGCGGAGCTCATTTTTGTCCATTGAATCAAGATCAATTTCCTGTTCTTCACCGGACCCAGAATCTCCACCCTCGTCATCATCAACAACAGAAATAATATCAACGTTTGTAAAGTCGCCAGAATGACGAACACGTCCTTTAACGACCGGAGCTGCTTCCTTGACTTCAAGCAATAAATCTTCCAGCTCTTCCGGATCTTCGGGGATTTCCACATCCAACATTGCAAGCCAACGACGAGCAAAAACCGGTCCCATATCCGTCTCAAGATTCATACCATCGCGAATGACGACACCTTTGTGCTCGCCTTCAATAATAACATGCTCACGCTTGATGCGGAGTTTTCCGCCGGTAGTCTCATCCAAACAAGCTTCCTGCAGTTTCATAACATAGACGTCTTCGGGAATATCCGCAGCACCGAACATTTCCTTATAAGCCTGTTCACTCCCCTGCCATCCTGCCTTCATCTTTTTGAGCTTCGCTCCCCATTTACTTTTAGCAGTCATAAGACTGTCCTCCTATAAATTAATGTTTAAACAAGTCCCCGTCTTCTGACGAGATTTCAAATTAATGCGATTTTGGTCGAATACGAAGTTTCTTCTTTGCGCTCGTACCTCCTTTCTTTTCTTCATCAGGACCATAACTTCTATCTTGTTGGTTTTCCCATGCAAGCTGAAGATTATCCCAAGCTTCATTTGCCGATCCTCCCATAGGGATTTTATAAATAGGTCGGCCGTCCGTTGTCAAAAATCTTCCTTCGCAGCGAGTTCCAGCAATAACAGATTCAGTCCCGCGTATCTGCAAGAATCGCTCCGTACCAATAAAATGATAGTAGAATATATTGTCAATCACACCTTCGTAAAAATCTTCAGTCGCACCTGAAAATTTTGGTACTGTCCGTACGTATTCTTTGCCATCATCGCCACGATATTCTTCAAGTTTCTCATGAGCAATAACGACGAAAGCCATATCTGCGTTCGCAATTTGCAGATGTATATCTTCGAACTCCGAACTCACAGCTTTCCAACTTGCACCGAAGTCTTTCATTTTTCCAGGATGTGATATACCTTCTTTAGCACAAACATATTTAAGACACAAGTCGTAAGCTTTACTTCCAGGATCAAAACATGCCGTAACGAAATCATGTCCACCTTTTTGTAAAGTCTTACAGTAACCACGAACATCTTTCCAATCCGTGAAACATCCGCCTTTTCGCGGTAATTTGTAAACTCTTTGAGCTTTCGTTCCTGGTTCAAACATAAAGAAAACCGCATTAGGAAAACGAGAAACCAAACTTGTCTTCCCAATTTTCTTCCGACCATAGATAAGAAACGAATAATCAATCAATTGCTCTGCCGGTTCCGTTGGATCACTGGGAAGTGAGTAATCGACACCGAGGCCAGATTTCCCTTTTCTCAATTTACCAGTTTTCCCCGTCATTACCTTTGTTACTTGTGCCATTCTGACTCCTTCCATTTTTACGAACGGGATCTAAATGGTCCTTTAATTCTTCCCGCTCCATGTAAAGTTCTTGGACAATATCCAGGACGTCCGTTAAGACGTCCCGTAAATTACCCCGATGCTCCATAAATGAAGCTTTTATTTTATTCTTGATAGTTTCGTTTGTAATCTTTATACGGAGTAAAATATTTAATTCCATATCGTTTAAAGTCGTTGCTGGTCTACTCATACTAATTTACCTCCGCAATGAGGACATACAATATTATCTTGAGAACAGGCCATCTGATACACCTTATCCCGTGTCAAGCGCTTTGGTATTTTCCTTTTACGCTTGTACACTCCCAGAGAAACCCTTCTCAAGAAGCCTGCCATTGTCAGGATAGAACAATAATGGTTTATTGTTTCAATCCTAAATTGACAATCAAAGATATCATCATGTAATGACGATAACGATATTGCTCCATTGGTCTCATTAAAGAAATCTCTTAATGATCCCCATGCCGACATAGAACCATCTTTAAGGGTCCATTTCATCTGGTACCTCCTTCTGCTTGAAGTTAAGGATTTAACTCAACGAAAAGTGGATGCGTCTTAGTATATCCGACAAGCTTACCAGATGCACAAGCTCGCAGGAAAACACACTTAAATCTTGTAACACAATTCTTTTCGTTTCTGTATATTTTCAAACGATAATTTAATAAATCGTTGATTTCGTTCAATTTCCATAAGAGTTCCTGTTTAAATTCCATCTTATCAAGTTTTGTAAACGGAATCTCCCATCGTTTGAAGAAGTGTCTGGGGTCTTTACGTATTTCTCTACGAAGTCTATTTTGAAATTGAAACAGTGTCTCACCCTTGCCGAGTTTATGGCCTGGATTACGGATCACGTTGTAAACCACACCTGCGACAGTATGTCCGTATTCCTGTTCTTCTGCAAAAGTATAAAATTGTGATTGAAAATCAAAAGCTATTTTTTCAGCAAGAGTATTCTCTTCAATACGAGCAGAAGTTTTTGTTTCCATAATCCAAACCTTATCATTCTGCATATATCTTAAATCCTTCTTACCTCTCAAGCGAAAACCTTTCCATTTAAAATCGAAAATATTTTCTGCGCCAAGGATTTTAAGATCCTCAAAGTCCTTTTTATAGAACCTTATATACTCGGTTACAATCACAAAAGCCATCGCTTTAATCCGTACTGCATCCTCTTTATGCGAATCTCCAAGCCAGTCCTTATTCTTTTTGTCGTATGTATCAATCCACTTTTTTATTGTGGTTAATTTTGGCAATTTTTTATGAAACATAAAATAAGAGTATATCTTATCAAGAGTATCATGTGTTATACTGCCATTCGCAAAAGCTTTTTTATTCTCTTCAGTCCCCCATTCGTTTATACGAAGTAAAAATTCTACACGACATTTTAGGTAACACATTATAAGACCTTGTGTTATCCCGTCCCGTTGGAGGCTATAATCAGGAAGAGAAATATCCCGTATACGTACTATTTCCTTTTTAAATTTACTCTTAACTTTAATATTCATCGTATACCTCTTAACTGTAAAAATACTTCTGATAAAGTACGAACATCTTGTAAATATGTTGGACTTGCTCTACCGCCGAATTTTAAGTGATAAGCTGGATGCGTTATTCGAGATGCACCTGGAAATTCTTTTTTATAATAAGATTCGGCTGTACGTCCAAGAAACACAACTAATTCTGGTCTAACAGCTTTAGATATTTCCATTACATTCTGCATACATGAAAGGACTTCTAACTTATTTGGTTCTCTATTGAAACCATAATCCTCTCTTTCAGGATTCCATATCCAAGCTCTACATAGAGTGCAATTAGTTAAATAATAAGAAGGTATAGGTACATTGACAAGCTTAGAAGCTTCCTGTAACATCTGTAATAATAAATCACCATCTTTACCAACTAATAATTCTCCAAGAAGATCTTCTGTCTTATCAGGACTATCTCCTATTAATAAAAGTTTTGCCGGTATTTTACCGCGACCAATAACTTGATTTCGTGCATGAGATTTTAATGAACATCCCTTACATAATTTGATCTTTGAAAATCTCCGAAGTTTTATTATTTTCCCCATGATTTATTCCTTCGCTTAATCTTTTTGGCTCTACTTGGCTGTCTTTTTGTGTTCAAGAACAATCCCATACGCGACATCCCTAATCCTACCGCATTGTCAATATGATCGCTTGGATAATCTTGCCCGTTTATACGGAGTATTTTTGCCTTTAATACAGCATTCGGCATCTGTCCTTTCCACTCTCTCGCTGGGAGTAAGCGGGTTTCTATTCCACGCCGACGGGCTTCGTTAGCGAATCCACCGACCAGATATGCAAGTTTTGACAGATTTTGTCGCTTTGCAGCCGTAACACTTTTAAAACTTCCCTCCCAGAATTCTACACCTTCTATATAAACATAGCGTAAACCAGGATATACATCCAATAATTCTGAAAATTTTTGCCATTGAAAAGCGAGCTCGTCTTCTTGCATTTTAATAGACTTTGCATGCGATACATTTATTTGTCCCGTTACCGGATACAAATCGCCCTTCCAATATGCCCATCCCGTATGATCCCCAGGATCTATCGAGAGTGCTTCTTTGAGATATTGCATATTGTGAATCCTTCCTTATCTTCACGGACAAGTTCATATTCATATAATTCGAATGAAAATATAAAGTATCTTGATAAATGTTCTATCCGTTCTTCAGGTGTACCAGCATTGAACAAGTCCCGTTTATTAACTGTAATCTCAGCTTCACCTTCTAACATTCTACGAACCACATCGGCAAAAACTTTTTTGTTTACAAATCCAGGACCGCTCACATTTACCTCCTATAAAAGATTATGTTTCTTCTGCAGACGTTGCACCAATTTCCGCATCATTGCTTGTTTGCCCTCTTTGCGTACAAGGTTTTTCATCAGATCTTCTTCAATTGTATCTTGACAAACAAGATCTATGATTAATGAAGAATCATTCTTTGCTGTATTGACAACACGATCTTCGACCTGCTCGCGGGTTTCTCCTCCTTCAGGAGAAGAATAAAATACAACCGTATCAGACGCCGATAGGTTTACTCCATGCCGTATTGTTACGGGCTGAGCTACAATTAGATCAAGATCACCTTTTTGGAATGCTTTATAGATTTCTGGACGTTTTCTTTTTGATACTCCACCATAAACCATTCCTACAGAATACTTTTTACTAAAATATTTTGCTATCTGTTTAACTTCTGGAACAAAGTGAGCTATAATCACGACTTGTTCATTTTTTAATTCGCCTTCAAGCAGGTTCTCAAGCTCTTTAATTTTCGCGTAAGACACGAACTCACGATCAACGAAACCACCACATAGCCTTCTAAGCCAGATATATTTTGTGGTCGCATATATCGTCTCCTGTTGGACATCTAAATAATCAAGTAAAAATTCTTTTTCAATTTTCTCGTAAATTTTACGCATCTTACTGGTTATCTGTACCATTCGTTTCTCATATACTTTACGGCCTCCCAGCTTTACGTCAGATCGCGTTAAAAAGAAGGTATGCTTTGCAAGGGTGTTCATTAGGTACTTACTACTATCGGGCTTTATATAAGGCGTATAATTGATTATAGCGAAGTGTTTATGCCTAAATTCCCAAAAGTTTTTTTCATCCCATATACTTTTATCAAGAAATTGTAATTGGCAAAAGTAATCCAGTTCAGACTCTGGAGCAGGAGTTCCCGTTAAAATATAACGGTGATTGGCGTCCCGGAAATTGTCAATATAAAATTTTGTAACCGTCGATTTAGGACCTTTTATAAATGTACTTTCATCTATTATTACAGTATCAAAATGATAGTCGGCAATCTCAGGAATTACCTGATGTCCTTCTTTATTTAGTAAAAACCATTTACTCGAAGCGTATTGATCTTGTAAAGCTTGAAGACGTTCATTTCGTGTGCCATATAATTCCACAATACCATGAACCTGTTCACGCTCTAAATCAAGTTCAAGGCTCCATCCGTACAGAGCAGAGTAGGGAGCAACGACAAGTATTTTCCGGGAACCACGAATCTTTACGGAACGTATTGCCACGATAGTTTTCCCTAATCGCATCTGTACGAACAGAGCAGGATGCACTTCGCGCAAGCTGTATTTCAGCATTATTTTTTGGTAATCGCGAAGAGGCCTTCTCATTAGTAGATCATCCCATCCATTTCCATTAGGACACGTAATTTGTTAATCATTGCGAGCTTTTCTTCCATCTGTGAAATGAGAGCTTTAATCTCAGCGAGAGCTTCGTGGTTTATTTCAATACTACTTTCAGCTCCAAGTTTTTGACTCGCAAATTTTATCACTTCGCCAATTGCTTGGTGATAGCTTACTGTTCCGCGTAAATCTTCAATACGCTCTTGAAACGCAGAAGCCATTTCATTGAGAGTCTCCATTGAGAACATTGCTGCGGACCACTTGTCGAAATCCGTTACGATTTCTAACCCTTCGGCCTGCTTTTCCATTGGAAGACTTACCACAAATTTTCTTAGACGTTCGACTGTCTTTATCATTGTCAATCTCCTCTTTAGAGTAATTCTATAAGATTTTTATAGTTTGTTTTAGACATGATATTTACTTTTTTAAGATAATTCTATCACTCTGCTGGATCTGATTAACCATTTCTTTCTGCCAAGGATACCTAACAATTCCCCCGACACCTTGTAACTTACTAAAATATTCAGGATCGTTTTTGATACGTTCTTCCTGTTCCTCTTTTTGCTTTTTAGCAATTAAGGCATGGAGCTTTTCCTGCTTTGTACGGTACTCAGCTATGAACTTTTCTTTAACCGAAGTATACTTTGCAGATAATTGCGCCAGTTCTTCCGATGTCATAGCTTCTAATACTTTATTAGAGAGCAATGATGGAAGTGTGTATTTACCAGACATAATTTATTTCCTTTCAGGTCCTTTTAATAAACGGGGAAGGGAGCTGGACCCCTCCGCTCCTATCCCCTAATAGACTGGATCAAGGAGGTACCAAAAACTCCAGTCTACTTTTTCTTTTTAATAACAAGCTTTTTTTTCGCGACAATCGGTTTCTTTCCAGCAGGCTTTTTCGCCGGTTTATTTGTTGCCTTTCCTGCAGCCTTCTCAGTCTTTGCTGGTTTTTTAGCAGGCGCAGAACCACCATCGTTCTCAATTGGCTGTACAGGTTCCTCTGGAGCAGGATAACCGATCGGCTCAAATTGCCCTTTATTAAGTGTACGACGGTAGAATCCAACACGATCAGGAGTAATCTTATACTCAATTTCAGACTCGACCATAAGAGCAATTTCTTCATCTGAATATTTACGTTCCAGCAAAAGCTCACAGACTTTTACTTTGCTCTCATGAGCTTTGGTTCCAGGCTTAGACCCTGTAATCCATGCAGGCGCATCACCAGAACTGGCAGTCGTTACAGGAGTCGCTTTCTTTGTTGCTTTCTTTTCATCCGGTTTCGTTGTGGTTTTTGTAGTTTTCTTTGTGGCTCTTGCCATCTCTAACTCCTCTTCGTTAAGTTTTAAAATATTTTTGTCTTTTGCTGTTTGCCAAATTGCTTCTAATATAACTGGCAAATTGTAATCTGACTCCTTTGGTTCAATTCTTTGGGAGTCGTGACCTCGGTCAATTAATCGACTGTAAATCCGTTCGAATAACTCCTCAAGAGTACCTCCTTCCTCGGGAAATGGTTTACGATACACCTTATACCAGAACTCGTTTACAATTTTATCCGTATTATACGGATGATTATTGTCAAGAGACCAAAAAATATTCCACATGAATATATCAGCATCTATATGAGCTCTGTATTCTTTCTCATTAAAACTTTCAGGGACCATCCTCTTCTTACATGTCCCTTCAGTATGCGCCTCCCATGGATTTTTTTTCTTGTGCTTTACAATCATGAGAACTGCTCCGATGTACATTCGGTGTAAGATTTATCGTCCCGCCATCCATCAAAGAAGGCATGTTTTAATTTCCCTCTCCCAGCGATTTCTTGATAACAGACACGGAGTGGTCTTTTCATATATCGGTTATTATCTGCATCTGTGCCGAAAGCTTTATACTCAATTGTCATTAATTCTTTTTCTTGTAGACTAAAACCAGTTACCGATCCCATATCGACTTCTTTACCGTTCTCATTGAAAACGGCTATTGAGACAGCCGTAACAAGTCCTTTTTGTGTCTCACTTTCAGACACTTTAAAATCAGTTACAAAGACATCGGCCTCTCTAATTCCCTTTAACTTCCACCATCCATCGTAAGCTTTTTGTTTAAAAACCAAACCCTCCCAATTTTGTTTTTTGGCAAGCTGTAAAAAGTATTCTAATGCCTC